CGTGTTAAAGAGAGTGCGTGCGAGCCGTGTTAAAGAGAGTGCGTGCGAGCCGTGTTAAAGAGAGTGCGTGCGAGCCGTGTTAGTCCAGCCGTCGGCAACTAGTCCCCTATTTTTCGACAATCTCCATTTTGAACATTTATCCATCCCAAACGAAGATTTTGGAAGGAGGAACAAAAGATGAAATCCGGATTTTCGAAGCACTTTTCAATGGATCTTGGCCCAAATTGAGTACTCACGCCCTTGAAAAGTGCTTCGAAAATCCAGATTTAATCTTTTGTTCCTCCTTCCAAAATCTTCGTTTGGGAGGTGTAAAAGTGTTAACAACGAATCCAGGTTAACACTTCTGTCGAAATGTTATGCTCCCAAACGAAGATTTTGGAAGTAAGAACAAAAGATGAAATCCGTATTTTCGACTGACTTTTCAATTGTTAGTAGCCCAAATCGAGTAATCACGCCCTTGAAAAGTGCTTCATTCGAAATCCGGATTTCGTCTTTTGTTCCTCCTTCCAAAATCTTCGTTTGGGATGGATAAATGTTCAAAATGGAGATTGTCGAAAAATAGGGGACTAGTTGCCGACGGCTGTGTTAGTCGACATCTCCGGATGATGGCATGACGATGTGTATGTCCAACTCACAACTTCGAGTCACACGATGATGATGGCATGACGATGTGCATGTCCAACTCACAAATTCGAGTCACACGATGATGATGGCATGACGATGTGCATGTCCAACTCACAGCTTCGAGTCACACGATGATGATAGCATGACGATCTGTCCGTCCAACTCACAACTTCGAGTCACAAGATGATCATCGCATGACGAACTGTCCGTCCAACTCACAAGATGATGAACACATGACGATCTGTCTGTCCAACTCACAAGATGATGATCGCATGACGAACTGTCCGTCCAACTCACAAGTTGATGAACGAACACCCTGACGTTCTGTATGTCCAACTCACAACTTCGAGTCACAAGATGATGATCGCATGACGATCTGTGTGTCCAAGTCACAAGATGATGATCGCATGACGGTCTGTCTGTCCAACTCACAAGATGATGATAGCGATGTCATTGATCGCATGACGATGTGTCTTTGGAAATACCATCGCACCAGCCGTGTTAAAGAGCGTGCGTGCGAGCCGTGTTAAAGAGCGTGCGTGCGAGCCGTGTTAAAGAGCGTGCGTGCGAGCCGTGTTAGTCGACATCTCCGGATGATGGCATGACGATGTGTCTGTCCAACTCACAACTTCGAGTCACAAGATGATGATAGCATGATAGTGTGCTTATCGGACTCACAAGAATCAGACAAGATGATGATGGCATGACATCATGATGACGACTCATTGATGAGTCTGTCGAAAACAGATGATGGCAATGATGTGTCTGTCGAACACAAAGGTCTTCGCATGAGAACTTCGAAGGCCGAACCACTTTTTTCAGAATGCGTTTCCCCTGGAAGCACTTTTCAAGGCTGTGAGTACAGGTTTGGTTGGCTACAAAACGTTGAAAAGTGCTTCCCGGTAAACGCATTCTGAAAAGGTTGGTTCGGCCTTCCCAACATCTTGTGATTTCGATACTCACCCAACTACCACCGTCCGCGGAGCGATGTTGTTAAGCGCTAGTCCACCTCGGTGTAGGACTCTGGATCGGACGCACACTCCAATTCGCTTGCATTGGTTTCATCTGGCGTCCGAAAAAGAATCTTGAGTGGGGTCGATGCGATGTATTCGTCGCGGCGCGTTTCCAGCGACGGGTCGATTTCCTTGACCTTTTGTAGCAGTAACGAAAGTTGGTTTGAATCTCTCATGTACGAGCTGGCCAGACATCGGAGGGACTCGTCTCGGACATGACGCAGGCACAAGTCGCTACCGATGCGCAGTGGCATGTGGTCATCGACGAAGCGTAGGAGCCTGTAAAGAAGCTCCTCATTCGGGTTTTCAGTGAGATTGTAGTAACTCTCCTCAAAGTCCGCCATTTCATCCCAAATGTTGCGGTTGCCGTTGCATGGCTGCTCGTGGTAACATTCCGACCATTCCGATGATGATGCTTGTGCAGTCGCCACTGTAGTCATCGAAGATTCCATCGTGTACAATCTAAACTGTCTTGAATCATTTTGGGAAAACGCAATCTGACATGCATGTCTCTCGGAGAGAGGGAGCATGGTTTAGGCACTCACATTGGGCCAACAATGCACCAAATATTTTAAATCGCGCAATTTTTTTTGCTCGATGCTAGGCTCGGAGTTTGAGTCGGAGACTCGGATAGCGACAATACATTATGACTTCGGAAGGCGGACCAAAATATGCAAATCTCGATTTGGGCGACTAACCATGGAAACGTGACCATCCGGATTTATTCCTTTGTTCCTCCTTCCAAAATCGTCGTTTGGGGATCATGGAATTGTTGAAAAGTGCTACGAAAAGTCACTATGAAACACGTGTGTCCGGGCTTGGGAAATATTCGCGTGCGATGTTTCGAAACAATGCAAATCGGAACAATGTACGTTATATGGGTCGTGGCGGCATACGCTCAGCCGAAGATGTGAATAGTGCAATGGGTCGGGTCTACGGACATATGGCGCTTGCGATTATTGTATCGATGACTGTCAGTTATTTTGTCGGAACCACTCCCGAATTACGGCGATTCTTTTTTACGGGCATAGCCAAGTGGATGGTGATTTTCGCCCCGCTCGTTGCGATTTTGGGAGTAGGGTATGTGCTGGGTGCTGAGCCTAGTATGGGCACCGCACAACTGTGCCTGCATGGTTTTGCCGCATTGATGGGGCTAAGTTTTGCCATGTTCGTTGCCGCTTTTGCGATGGGCTCCATTGTTTCGTCGTTTATGGGGGCAGTCGTGTTGTTTGGTGTAATGAGTGTCTACGGGTATTACACGAAACAGAGGCTGGATAGCATGGGATCGGTTGTTACCGTCGGATTGATCTCCATCTGCATCGCGAGCATCGTCAACTTGTTCATCGGAAGCAGCTCGATGCAGGTGGTCATCAGTGCACTGGCGGTGGTGATCTTCTTAGGATTCACAGCCTATGATACACAAAAGATTCGAGAGCAAATCAGCGTCGATAGCAGTCATGTTGCGGAAGTACGTGGTGCATTAGATTTGTACATGGACTTTATCAACATGTTTCTCAGCCTATTGAGACTATTTGGAGATAGAAATCAATAGGGTCGACCCGACTGGAAATTGTATGGCTCCCAGGCGAAGATTTTGGAAGGATTGACGCAAGATTACCCCTCGCAAACGAAGATTGTGGAAGGCCGAACGAACCTTTTGTAGACCTTTCAGAATGCGTTTCCCGGGGAAGCACTTTTGAAGGGTGTGAGTACCGGATTTGGGCTACGAAAGAAATCCCAAATCGAGTAACCACACCCTTGAAAAATGCTTCGAAAAACCTCATCGAGCGTTTCGTTCCACCATCGAGAATCTTCGTTTGGTGAGCATACATTTCTGTCAAATCTATGATCCCCAAACGAAGATTTGGGAAGGCCGAACAAACCCTTCCGAATGCGTCTCGCAATCTCCTACCTCAAGTGCTTCATTACAAGTGCTTCATTACAAGTGCTTCATTACAAGTGCTTCATTATTTGTTTGGTTGCGGAATGTATCCGATGTGTGAAAGTGGAAACTGCCACGGTAGCACCCTATGTGTGTCCATGTTTTTCGTAGCGTTGAGACATGGGGCGACTCATGGAATCTCCGTGCGCTCCAAAAGGGACAGGATCTGTGAGTTGGACATCTCCACCCGGTCGTCCGCGAGCAGTGCGATTACTAGGTCATGGTTTCCGGTATCCACTGCAAACTCCACCGCATGCTTCATGCACACGTTGGACATGCACGACGGGTCGACTTTGCGATTTTCAAGTAGCAATCTGACCACGTGTGTGTGGTGGTACTTGCACGCCAGGCGGATGGCCCGATTGTCGTCGTCCGATGGGCACACGCTCGAGTGGCGTAAAAGACGCTCGACCACATCTAGATGCCCGTACTTGGACGCCATGGACAGTGCGTAGCTGCTGTAGTCGGATGGGTCGACCTCGGCGCACGCGAGCAGTGCGTTCACGGCGTACAGGTTGCCGTATTTGGCTGCAGCACCGATGCACAGGTTTGACTCGAAGGCCTTGTTCACAGTGTCGTTTTTCATCAGCATGTTGAAAATGGCGCGCAGCTCGGCGTCCTCATCGAGCGATGGCTGCTTGCACGCCCAGTAGAGGACCTCGTTCAGGTCGCAAATCGAATACTCGACGTAGAATCGCAGCACGTTCAGGAGGTGGAGGTCCTGTGCGACGTCGAGAACCTCCTCGATCGTGTCGAAGGCGCAGTAATCGAGCAGGGTGGGCGTCAGCAAACGGTCGATGAGCGCCGTGTGCGACCTGTAACACGCCTCGAGTAGCAGCTGCTCCTGAAGGCCGTAGTCGATCGTCCACGTGGGTTGCAAGGCCCCAGATGCGTCGGTCGGGAACCATATTTTTTGAATTTGCGCTTCGCTCAAGTCGCCGGACTTGTACAGCCTAAAGACAACCTCGTCTTCCGTTTTCATGTGATTTATAGAACCTAGAACTTTAAATCGTTTCGGAGGACATGACTCACGAAGATTTTGCAGGGAGGAACAAACGATGACACTGCGGATTTTCGAAGCACTTTTCAAGGGCGTGAGTACTCACTTTGGGCCACTAACAACTTATGCTCCCCAAACGAAGATTTGGGAAGGATGAACAAAAGATGAAATCCGGATTTTCGACCGACTTTTCAATGGTTCGTAGCCCAAATCGAGTACTCACGCCCTTGAACAGTGCTTAGAACATCCGGATTTCATCTTTTGTTCATCCTTCCCAAATCTTCGTTTGGGAGGGGTTGTATGGTCCCCAACCGAAGATTTTGGAAGGTCGGACGAACCTTTCCGAATGCGTTTTCGTAGCATTTTTCAAGGGTGTGAGTACTCGATTTGGGCTACAAACCCTTGAAAAGTGCTTCGAAAACGCATTCGGAAAGGTTCGTCCGACCTTCCAAAATCTTCGGTTGGGAGGGGTATAATTGAAAAGACAATATCATGCTCCCCAAACGAAGATGTTTGGAAGGCCGAACAAACATTTCTCTTCGTTTGGGAGGGGTAAATATAATCCTGTATTTCATCCTTCGTTGCTCCGCTCACAATCGTCGTTTGGAGCGCATGCCATTCACAAGAAATGGAGCAGCCGAGTCGTTTTCGTGCATGCGCGTCCAAAAGGCTGCTTTCGTTGTCATCGTCGCATCTTATCGACGTTTTTTTCGAAGCATTCATTTTGCCCATCCCAAACGACGCATTTGGACGTTCGAACGAACCGCTCGACATTCCAAAATCTTCGTTTGGGATGGGCAAAATGAATGCGGATTTTCGATTGCCTTTTCCGTGGTTAGTCGCCGAAATCTTGGATGATTCGAATGGTGCCACCACCAGTGTGCGCACAATAGGACTCGGAATGCGGGAGAGCATAACATAGACTCGGAATCGATGGTCTAAATCGAACGCGTACGCCCAACAGTGCGACATGCAACTACGGGATGTGCGAGCTAGATTGCAAAGCGTCCTGATATTCACATTGCTCTGACGTGCGACGTTGCACCTTTCGTAGTTGCATATCGCCCGGGACTGGGACTCGCCCCTCGACGCCCAATCTTCCGAACAATCGTCCAAAGTTAAATCGCGTGAGAGAAAAGCGGTTAAAAAATATCTTGTAAATGAAATTACATGGTGGAAACGTCTCTCCGAGACATCGGTCTCGAAAGACCCCGCGGGCATCGCCATGCCACAACAGGAAACGGGCGTCGCCATGCCACAGCCGGAAACGGGCGTCGCCACGCACCGTCCAAACGAAGAGTCCGGTGGGTAGCCACTACGAAAATGAGATGGCTACATCCATCGTAGTATCGGGCGAACTGAGCATTCGATGTTCCTACCAACCAAATGACTCGCCAACGGACCCTGGACTTATTGGGTCCTTTATCATCCCAAAGCGCCATCCACACAAACACCTACAGAGAGGTGGGGTAGGTAACAGACCTTTAATATTTGGTTCTTTTTTACCGAGCGAACTATGCGGACCCGATGCTACGGTTCCCGAGGCTACGGTGCCCAAGCCGACGACCACCGTCTGTACTGCCTTTAGACATGGTGAACTCCAACCAGTCGAAACCGTCAACGCCATTATCGAACGGCTTTCTACCACCGCTCGCGACAGTTTCGATCAGCACCTGCTGAAAGCATTCAATGAATATCATGATGCTGAAAAAGATAATAGTGCCCTATCAGCCGGTTCCAGATATATAATGCCGGTTACTCGAGATACCACTGAATATCTGGTCGTCGAGCTCAGGACGGCTTTACAGTCTAATATTGATGGCGTCAACTTGACGAATGCCTCTTCCAATGTACTCGCGCATGCAACGTTGCACCGTCCTTATAATAACAAGATTAATAGTGCTTTACACTTCAAAAAGGAAAGTGATACACGTATCCTCTTGGCTGCAGATGTGAGTATGTGTGCAACTTGCACGTGTATAGACCACGCGTGTCAGGATTTACGGTACTTTCTCAATATTAGGAGCGTGTTTCTGAACAACGTTGGCACGCATGAATACAGAGATGCCATCTGGCGAAAATTTGAAGCCATTCTAGGTTACATCCGCCTAATGGATATCAATCCTTCAGAATTTCCAGATACGGACGCGAATATACGCCGCGAATTGAAAAAGTTGACCGAGCATAAATGTCGCGGGCACCGCGTACGTGATGTGCGTAACTTCGAAGTAAACCCGAAAATATATGAATAAATAAATGCACCGGAAAATGCTTTCAATGGTGCGAGCGACTTGACCTGGTGACATGCGCGTATCATCACTCAAACGATCGGTCGACGGTAGTGAAATGGACCATTAGCGTCGATTTTGGGTGCATGACCATGCCCAAATCCTTGCTTTTGTTGTCATCGACTGTTTTTATCTCCTTTTTCGTACGCGCATTTACCCGAGGCCTGAAAGTGCGACTCTTTTGCTCGCCGCATTGGCTCAGCCTTTCATGCGTGTTTTATATACCCAGTCCTGAAAGTGCGACTTTGATCGCCACAATGGGCGGAGTGACCGGGGAGACGTCGCATAAATCGAACACTAAAGGGGGGCAATGTCTTTCCGTGGTCCGGGTCCCATGGACTGGCACAAGTTGCCGGATGCGGATAGTGGCACGTCTTCCGACGCCCAGCGTCTCTACGGTCGGTTCTCGACGTTGGACACCTTCCTGACGTGTGCGTACTGGTACCACACCCGCCGTGGGTATTGGTGTGTGTGCTCCGAGAGCATAACATACGTGCTGACCATCGGATTCACGATTCTGTACGCGCATCTGCTGTTGCTGTACGTGGATTGGGTGCAGCTCCTCCACTGCCAGGATGCGAGCGAGTGCACCATCTTCCGGTTCACCGGAGACGTTCTCACCGCCACGGGGTGGGTCGTCGTCGGGAGTTTTCTGTCGATGTGCGTGTGCTTTTGGCTATGGAACGTCGTGCACTGCGCGCTGACCATCCGACGGTACAGTGCGATCCGGCGGATCGTGCACATCGTTCATCGCCGTGACTTGGCGACAGCGCCGGACTGGAACGATGCGTGCGAGCTCGTCGCCTCCGTCGTCGAGGCGCTGCGCGTCCCCGGTCTGAGTCGTCGATTGACCGCGTCCGAGATAAACCTTCGAATCACGCGATACGACGCGTTCATGAGCGCGTTTGTCAACCACTCGATGCTCGAGTGTCCCCACACTCCCGTGCGCTTTCGGCAGTGCCACATGACCAAGACGCTCGAGTGGAGCCTCTACCGATGCGTCTTTTCGGAGATGATCAAACCGGATGGGGCGCTGAACTTGTTGTTCGTCAACGCGCCCCGCCGCCTGAGCCGGCGGTTTCGTCTGCTGGGATGCATCATGGCCATCGTGTCGCCGTTCTTGTGCGCGTTTATCGCCATCTACTACTTTTTCAAGTACGCCGAGCACGTGTACAAGAACCCCGTCTACATGGCGACGAGGCGATGGTCGCCGTACGCGCGATGGCGGATGCGCTCCCACGCCGAGCTGCCCCACGTGCTGAGCCGGCGCGCGAACCTGGCCTACCGGCACGTCGACCTCTTCATCGGCAAGTACCCGCAGCACTTGCCGTGCATTTGGGGACGGTTTGCGTCGTTCGTGCTCGGGTCGGTCGTGGGGACCATTCTGGTCATGGGGATGCTGTCCGAGCGGGCCCTGCTCTTCCGGATCGGCGACCACGACCTGCTGTGGATTTTAGCGGTGTTTTCCGCGACGATACTGGTCGTCCGCTCGTCGACCGAAATCCCGCGTGCGTCGCAGGAGGCGGACGACGTGAGCGTCGCGACGTTGCGGGCCCACATGGTGCACATCCCACTCGAATGGGACGGCGGCTCGTCGGAGCAGGTCGCCATCGACCTGCAGATGCTTTGCCCACAAGTGGCGTTGTTCTTCGCGCGCGAGTTGCTTGGGATTCTAAGCACGCCGATTTATTTGTGCTTTGCGATCGCGTACCGCGCCACCGACATCGTCGAGTTTATCGAGCGACAGTCTACGACCATCGAGAATGTGGGCGTCGTGTGCAAGGCAGGCGTGGAACCGTGTCACACTTGGTCGTCGACGACGCTTTGATCCGCTGCCGAACCAACCTTTCCGAAATGCGTTGGAAGGCCGAACCAACCTTTCAGAATCATTGTGGGGAGCAAAAAAGTCGCACTTTCATCCCTCGGGTAAACTACGTATGAAAAAGTAGATAAGAACATCGATAAGCGCAACAAGCAATGATTTGGGCATTTTAGTGCAACTCAATCGATTCTACTTTTCATTGTCGTGACATAATGATTTGTTTTCCGACCCAAATCGTTGCTTGTTGCGCTTATCAATGTTCTTATCTACGTTTTTCATACCCATTTCGACCGAGGGCTGAAAGTGCGACTTTTTGCTCCCCACAGTGTGAATCAGAATGCGTTTCCAGGGGAAGCACTTTTCAACGAATCTTAGCCCAAATAATATCGTTCCCACGGGCCGGAGCCACGGCCTTGAAAAGCGCTTCACCGCCCGGAATCAGAATCGAAGGTCGAACGAGCCGTTCGATGAGTCTTTTCGAAGCACTTTTCAAGGGTGAGTATCAAATTTGGGCTACAAATCGTTGAAAAGTGCTTCGAAAAGACTCATCGAACGGCTCGTTCGACCTTCGAACATCTTCGTTTGGGAGCCATGCAATTGAGTCCCAAACGTTTGGGAGACTTTACAAGCCTTTACGAGTGCGTTTTCGACGCACTTTTCAACGATTCGTCGCCCAAATTCTCACCCGTGAAAAGTGCTTCGAAAAACATTCGGGAAGGCCATGTTGACGATGATGCTCACCAAAACGTTTCGGATTGAGTGATCGTCGCTACTCGAAGCACTTTTCACAACCGCATCATGTGATGTAGTCGGAGGAATGTTTTGGAACGATGAACAAAAGATGAAATGCGGATTTTAAAAGCACTTTTCAAGGGCGTGCGTAAATTACAATTGATTCTGGCACACAATGACATCAGCCCCGTGAGTCCTCGACAGACACATCGGCATGCTGCCATGTTGTGTATTCGACAGACACATCGGAATGCTGCCATGTTGTGTATTCGACAGACGCATCGGCATGCTGTCATCATGTTGTGAGTTCAACTGTCACATAGGCACATGCATAGGCATGCTGTCAGCATGTTGTGAGTTCAACTGTATGCTCCCCAAACGAAGATTTCGGAAAGCCGAAACAGCATTTCAGAATGCGTTTTCGAAGCACTTTTCAACGATATGTAGCCCAAATCGAGTACTCACGACCTTGAAAAGTGCCTCGAAAACGCATTCTGAAACGTTCGCCCGACCGTCCAAAATCTTCGCTTGGGAGGGGTAAACTGTCACATAGGAATGTTGTGTATTCGAAAGACACATCGGCATGCTGTCAATGTTGTGACTCGAGTTTTATGCTCCCCAAACGAAGATTTTGGAAGGAGGAACAAAAGATGAAATCCGTATTTTCGACTGACTTTTCAATTGTTAGTAGCCCAAATCGAGTACTCACGCCCTTGAAAAGTGCTTCCTTCGAAATCCGGATTTCGTCTTTTGTTCCTCCTTCCAAAATCTTCGTTTGGGATGGATAAATTTGTGAGTTCGACAGACACATCGGCATGCTGTCATCTTGTGCATTCGAAAGACACATCGGCATGCAGTCATCATGATGCTATCTTGTTACTTTGATTGACACGTCCGTGATATCACCATGTTACAAGGCTGGAATGCACGCTCTTTAACACGGGCTGGATGCACGCTCTTTATTAGAGTCTTTAACACGGGCTGGAATGCACGCTCTTTAACACGGGCAGGCATGCAAGCTCTTTAACATGGGCTGGCATGCACGCTCCTTATTAGAGTCTTTAACACGGGCAGGCATGCACGCTCTTTAACATGGGCCGGCATGTACGCTCTTTAACACGGGCTGGCATGTACGCTCTTTAACACGGGCTGGCATGTACGCTCTTTAACACGGGCCGGCATGCACGCTCTTTAACACGGGCCGGCATGCACGCTCTTTAACACGGGCCGGCATGTACGCTCTTTAACACGGGCTGGCATGTACGCTCTTTAACACGGGCTGGCATGTACGCTCTTTAACACGGGCTGGTACACAATGACAACAGGCCCGTGAAGGCTCGACAGACACTCGGCATGCCGTCATCTTGTGTATTCGACAGACGGTGTCAGTCACATCTGCATGCTTTCATATTGTGACTCAAATTTGTGAGTTCGACAGACACAGACAGACCCCAAAATCCCCGATTATAAGATGCTCACACGGGAGGGAAACGTCGTTTGAAGGCATGCACGATAAATCGGGATTCGGGGATTTCGGGGACTGTACACAGATAGACACATAGGCATTCTATCAATGCAGCCTATTATCATGCTGCTATCTTGCTACTTCTATTGACACGTCCGTAATATCACCATGTTACAATGCCGGCATGCGCGCTCTTTAACACGGGCTGGCACAAAATGACAACAGGCCCGTGAGTGCTCGACAGACACATCGGCATGCCGTCATATTGTGTATTCGAAATACACATCGGCATGCCGTCATCTTGTGTATTCGAAATACACATCGGCATGCCTTCATCTTGTGTATTTATGCTCCCCAAAAGAAGATTTTGGAAGGTCGAACAAACCTGTCAGAATGCGTTTCCCAGGGAAGCACTTTTCAAAGTTTCGTCGCCCAAATAGAGTTCTCACACCATTGAAAAGTGCGTCGAAACGCATTCTGAAGGGTTCGTTCGACCTTTCAAAATCTTCGTTTGGGGAGCATAGTATCTATTCGACAGACACATCGGCATGCCGTAATCGTGTTGTGAGTTCAACCGTCACATAGGCATGCTGTCATATTGTGACTCGAATTTGTGAGTTCGAAAGACACATCGGCATGGCAGCCATCATGCTGCTATCTTGTTACTTTGATTGACACGTCCGTGATATCACCATGTTACAAGGCTGGAATGCACGCTCTTTAACACGGGATTGAACACAATGACAACAGGCCCGTGAGTGCTCGACAGACACATCTGCATGCTTTCATATTGTGACTCGAATTTGTGATTCCGACAGACACATCGACATGATGTCATCTTGTTGTCATTTCGATGATATCATCATTTTACAAGGCTGGCGTGCACGCTCTTTCACACGGGCTGGCACACAATGACAGCGGGCCCGTCAGTGCTCTACCGATTCTAGTACAGACACATCGGCATGCCTTCATCTTGTGTATTCGACACTGTGTATGTTCGAAGCCCTTTGCAAGGGCGTGCGTGAGTGATCGATTTGGGATACGAATCGTTGAAAAGCCACGCCTGATGTGGTACGCATCAATTCCTAGACACGCCGGATTGGGCAAGACCATTAACAAAGTTAGCATACGTCTTAGTATGCACGACGTATCGTCAAGTAACCGCCCAATCCGGCGTGGGTAAGTCTCTGAAATGTTCTTTACCACATGGATGCTATCATCTTCATTCTATCTTTATGCTCCCCAAACGAAGATTTGGGAACGATGAACAAAAGATGAAATGCGGATTTTCGAAGCACTTTTAAAGGGCGAGAGTACTCGATTTGGGCCACGAACCATTGAAAAGTCATTCGAAAATCCGGATTTCATCTTTTGTTCATCGTTCCCAAATCTTCGTTTGGGGAGCATAATCTTATCGCGTGTAAAAATAAACAAATAAACATGCCGGTGCGTAACTCGAATCGAAAGAAAAGCGACCAGAGTCCGCGACAAAGTCCGCGAAACAGTCCAGGACACCGTCCTCTTCACAGTCCGCGACGCAGCCCGGGTCAGCGTGCGCCTCTTCATCCGTATGGCGCCCCGAATAAGCGGCATACGGGCGGTGTGGTTCCTGCTGGGGTGCCCGAAGCGGACGCACGCAACATTCATGATTGGTTTCATGCGATTCTCCAAAACCTGCAACCTCCTCAACCTCATCGACGAAACGACCACAATCCGAGACTCCGCGGACGGGCCGCCCTTTTACGGGCTCTAGGCATTCCAGCACATGAAGAACCGACCGTGGACGACGTACGAAGGCTTTTGAGGCGTAGAATGACCAATGTGTACCCCGACCGCTTGCATGGTAGATTCAACCCCGCATTAGACGATGTGTCCATCATTTACTACGCCTATATTGTTACGCTCGTCTACAATGCGACTCTTGACGAGTTACGTGACTCGCAGTCGCTAGACATTGACTTCCCCGTGTATGCTCTCATGGGAATGGCCCCTGAACAGATTCAGAAGGCGAAAGTGGACTGGTTTCGTGCGTATCTCGACCGGGAACACGCAGACCAGCGGTTAGTACCAAGCATCAGGATGGCGATCGCCGATTACGATAGAGACGAACCTCATCGACGAGCGCGAGAGGAGGACGAACGAAGGCGACGAGCGCGAGAAGAGGACGAACGACTAGATGCGGAGGCAGTGCTTCTACTAGAGCAGCTCAGGTTGCGACTACAGCGAGATGAGGCTGAACAACAACGGCGACAAGAGGATGCCGCTGGGGTGGTCGCATGGCGAGCGCATTGGGACCAAGTCGAACGGAACACACCGATTCCAACCGAAGAAGTAATCGTCAGATTGTATCCAGCAATTGGCGACGGTAGACGCGAGTGTGTCGTGTGCTGGGAAAAGCGACGCTCGGTCGTATACACCAGATGCGCTCATTTTCTCGTATGTGAAGACTGCTACATGGATTTGCGGAGCAATGGGAATAACAGGTGTCCAGCATGTAACGCGGTAAGCGATGGAATGCACCTGATGGAGTATCGCACCCGGTATCAGGACCGAAATGCAATCATGTACGGTGGCCGTGCTCGCAGTCCCAGTGGCAGAAACAAGATGATGATAGCATGACGCTCTGTCTGTCCAACTCAACTTCGAGTCAAGATGATGATAGCATGACGATCTGTCCGTCCAACTCACAGGATGTCAGCTGAGGATGATGTTCGCATGACGATGTGTCTGTAGAAATCCCATCGCACCAGCCCTGTTAAAGAGGCGTGCGTGCGAGACGTCTTAAAGATGCGTGCGTGCGAGCCGTGTTAGTCGACATCTACGGATGATGGCATGACGATGCGTATGTCCAACTCAACTTCGAGTCACAAGATGATGATAGCATGACATGTGCATGTGCAACTCACAACTTGTCAACTTCGAGTCACAAGCTGATGATAACATGACGAACTGTCTGTCCAACTCACAAGATGATGACCGCATGACGATGTGTCTGTAGAAATACCATCGCACCAGCCGTGTTAAAGAGGCGTGCGTGCGAGCCGTGTTAGTCGAAATCTCCGGATGATGGCATGACGATGTGTATGTTCAACTCACAACTTTATCCCTCCCAAACGAAGATTTTGGAAGGAGGAACAAAAGACGAAATCCGGATTTCGAAGGAAGCACTTTTCAAGGGCGTGAGTACTAGATTTGGGCTAGGAACCATTGAAAAGTGCATCGAAAAATAATCTTCGTTTGGGGAGCATGAACGTCGATTCACAAGATGATGATAGCATGACAATGTGCATGTGCAACTCCAAGATGATGATCGCATGACGATGTGTCTGTAGAAATACCATCGCATCAGCCGTGTTAAAGAGGCGTGCGCGCTGAAAGACGTTTGTACATCCTCCCCACATCATCGTTTGGGATGCGCGCATTCAAAAGACAACTGCACCGCATCGCGACTCCTGTTTCAGCGGATACCCGCAAGTGCCTTAAAATGATTTAAAAGGTAGTTTGATAAGTCAAGTTATGGACTACTTTGTTCTACTTCAAGAGCATATCGCGGACGTCGAGCACGACGACAGCGGGGATGAGTCCGACGAGGACGCCTGCCCGCACTCGTCGCTCAATGAGCAGCGCGGGATGCTGATCTGCAATGCGTGCGGCGAGGTCATGCCGGACAACTACGACAACGACAAGGAGTACAAATACATCAACATGAAACAGCAATCCGGCCGACAGGTTCGCAAAATGTACGAAAAGTCGATCTTCAAGGACCTGGATGCGTACTGCATCCCGCAGAACATCCAGATCCACGCGAACGAGCACTACAAAAAGGTTTCCGACGGCAAAATCTTCCGCGGCCAGTCGCGCAAAGCTGTGATTTTCTCGTGCGTCTTCATCGCGTACAAGCAGATGAACCAGCCCCAGAGCATCGAGCGGCTGCAGACGGTGTTCAAAATCAACAAGAAGACGGTCTCCAAGGGGATCAAGATCGTCGGACTGGCGTTGCAGAAGCAGGACAACAAGATGTTCCTGAACGTGGACGACATCATCCCGGAGATGCTGAGCAAATTTCAATCGTCGACCGAAGTGCAGGAGAAGGTGAAGCAACTGTACTTTCTGATCCAAAATCGCTCCAGCACCATCAATCGCTCCCGCCCGCGCAGCGTGGCCGCGGCGCTCATCTACTACTTTATGAAGGCGAGCAACAAGCAGTTTTCCGACAAGGTCTTTTGCTCGACCGTGCAGTTGTCGAAGCTGACGATCCAAAAGTTGCACCAGGAGATCGCGTCCTGCATTCAGTCGCAAATCGACGAGGAGACGATGCGGAGCATCATCCCGACGTACCAGACCATCGCGACCGCCTGAACGCCCGACCGCCACCCGACTGACTCGCGAACCCTGCGTCTCTACCCCTTACACCATCCACAAGAACAGAAACGTCGCAATCATCAATGCGACACCGAGACGAAACTGCTTGACAAAAAACCACAGCCGCGACAAGAACCCCGACGTCTCCTGCATCGTCGATTCGTCAAAGTTGGCATGCAGGAGGCGGTCCAGGCCTACCAACTCCTGGTCGACGCGCGCGACAAATGCATCGTCCATTACTGAATCGACACGGCATGTACATAACACGAATCTTGTGTGAGCGGTCGCTTGCGATTTCAACCGACGCGTCGTGGGGATGTCATCATCGCGTAGAAATGCACGTCGCCGGGACAACATGATACCATCGTCCTAGTGGCGAGCAACAAATTGCGCAATTTCAGGCCCCCACTTAAGGAACGCTGGTGAGTATGGTGTGAGTACTCACATTTGGGCTAGGTTTTCACA